CGGTAGCTGAATATAATAAGTGGGACACAAAAACAACTCAACCTGATGCAGCAACTAAGCCTGTTGAAACTACAAAGTTTAAGGGCCTCGGAAACCAAGGCCTAATTACAGATACCCACCGTGGTGTCAGCCAATCCGGAGCGCGTCGTGAATCCCCGAGTACAGTGTTTGGTATCCTTACACCAGGACCGGTTATTGATTCAAGTGTTACACCGGAAAACATTAGAAGAAAAGGTGGTTCAGCATTCATTATGGATGACGGAACCGGAACTGAATCGGTTGTATTGACAACCAAGTCCGGTGCCCAAATCAAGCTCGATGAAACAAATGGATTTGTCTATCTAATTAATCGTGATGGTACTGCATGGGTACAAATGGATCAACATGGAAATGTAGATATCTTCGGTGCGCAGAATGTATCTATGCGCGCACAGAAAGATTTTAATATTCGCGCTGATAGAAATATCAATATCGAAGCTGGCCAGAATATCTATATGAAGGCGGCGAAAGATACAATAGCTTCTACCACACCGTTCACTTACGATGTGAATAATCTTCCTAACAATGCAACTACTCCATATTACAAATATGTAGGAGAAGGAGCAGGTGAAGGTGGAAATATCGTTGTGCAAGCATTGAATAATGTTCACCAAACAGTTCAGAACAATATGTTTCTTACAGTTCTAAATGGTAACCTAAGTATTCAAGTACAGAAAGATCTACAGGTAACAACTGTTACAGGTGGACAGAACTTTAAGTCAGCTAAAGATATTAACATGCAGGTTGGGCAAGACTTCAACCTAAATGTAACCGGGACAATCTACGAGCAAACTGGCGCCGATTATAATCTTAAGGCCGCTGGTAATGTATCAATAGATGCCGGCGGACAGATAAATCTAGTTGCATCCGATATTGAATCACAGGCCACCACATTTGGTATTACCGCAGATGTTAATATCTCTGGGGCATTAAGTGTCGGTGGAGCAATGTTAGTCGGTGGCTCCATTGGCGGAGGTTCAGTAACACCTAGCGGAACTACATTGGCAGGTAACCTCAATATTACCGGAAACCTTGACGTTAGTGGAATTACAAACCTAGCGCACTTAAACGCCAACTCCATTACGAATAATCAACCGTCGCCACCACCTGTATTACCGAGCACGCCTTCTGCACCAGGAACTGCAAATCCAGCAGCTCACGCCGGAGATGCGGATTCGGCAACAAAGGCTGAAATTAAGCCGTTGATTGAGAAGATTAATATTCTTGCAACTTGGGCAGATCCAAATACAAAGTTCAAGAGAAACTCTGAAGCTATCAATACGACCGTTAGCACATTGCCAACCTATGAACCGTGCCCGGAACACGAGACATTCAAGCTGAATGCAATTACCGGATATACACCGAAGACAACAGAAGGTGCAAAGACATATCAAGGTTCCGGTGGTGCAGGTAGTGAAGCAGCAAGCTCTCCGGCAACTAATACAGACCCGGGGGCAAATAATACTGATCTTCCGCCACCAGACGCAAATGATAGCGCAGTGACTAAAGACTTCAATATGGCTGCATACCAATGTCAGCTTAAAATTCACGAAGGTGTTAAGTATGTTTCGTATCTCGACAGTCGTGGATTCCCAACCGGTGGTATCGGACATCTATTGAGAACAAACGAAATCTCTCAATTCCCTGTACCCACACCTATCACACCTGCCCAAGTCGATACATGGTTCCAGACAGATGCACCTATTTCAATTGCTGGTGCAACTAGATTACTTGGAACTGATGTCTGGGGCGATCTATCCGACATTAGAAAACGTGCCTGTGCTGATTTGTGTTATAACCTGGGTGAAGCTAAATTAGCAAAGTTCAAGAGATTCCTTGCCGCGATGAAGGCATCGGATTATAATGCTGCCGGAGTATCTCTAAGGGATTCGGCCTGGTTTACACAGGTTGGGCGTCGTGGACCTAATATTATCACGATGATTGTGCAGGATATCGATCCAAACGGGTGCGATAAGAAGTTCCCACCTACCGCTTAATATAACCCAGCATAATTTCTCTGATAAATAACAAAAAGGGAATTATATGGCAGCAAATCAATCAGGATATGTCCAAAAGACTGTAAAGAATAGGCGCCCCTACTTTGTTGGCTTCAACACTGTAGGCCAGCCTAACCCACCCTACAGTCTAACCAATATTGATATCGTCAAACGCGATATCAATAATCAATTTGCCACGCCAATGGGTTCCAGGGTAATGTTGCCCGGTTTCGGAACAAATATTTACAGTTATCTTTTTGATCCTTTCGACGATTATACAAAGAATGCCATCATTCAGGATGCAACGCGAGTTGTTGAATCCGACCCAAGAGTTGAATTGATAAACATTGATGTATTCCAAGAAGACCAAGCACTAACAGTGGCAATGATATTAAAATTTCAGCCCGAAGCGATTACTGATAGTCTATTCGTATCGTTCACATTAACAGATCAGGAAACATTCTAATGTCAGAAAGTATTAGACAAAGTAATTTATTCGCAGCAGAAGATTATCAAAAGGTTTTTAAGGCCTATCAATTTATTGATTATACCGCCTACGACTTTGATACTCTTAAACAAGCTCTTATCAATTACATTCAATCGTATTATCCTGAAGACTTTAACGATTACGTTGAAAGTTCGGAATTTATTGCAATCATCGAATTGCTTGCCTATTTCGGTACTAGTTTGGCATTCAGAACCGACCTTAATAGTCGTGAAAACTTTATTGATACTGCAGAGCGTCGTGAAAGTATTATCCGCCTTGCGCAGATGGTTAACTACGTCCCGAGACGAAATGTACCGGCAAGCGGATTATTCAAGATTGCTGCTGTTGAAACAGATCAACCGTTAACAGATGCGAATGGCGTAAACATTAACAATACTACGGTATATTGGAATGATCCTAATAATCCAGATTGGTTTGATCAGTTTATTCAAATCACGAACGCTGCTTTTAGCACGTTGAACCCTTTTGGTCGCCCTACAAAGAGTGGCACTATAGGTTCAATTCCGACTGATTTATACCAATTGAACAACGTGCTAAATCTAAACGTAACCTATCCCACATCGGTGACGATTAATGGACAGGTCTTTCCTATCGATGTCTGCAATCCAGATTTTATCACAAATCAAACAATCTTCGAACGTGATCCCGATCCTACAAATGCATTTAACTTTATCTATAGAAATGATAGCCTAGGAGTTTCGTCTTCTAACACTGGATTCTTCTTATATTTCAAACAAGGTAACTTGTTGAATATCGATAACAATTTTGAGTTTCCTGTGCCGAACAGATTACTTCCTATTGAGATTCAAAATATTAACCAAGATGACGTCTATGTGCAAGAAACAGATCAGAATGGTTTTGTAATCAATAAATGGGTTAAGGTGCCTGCACTCGCTGGGCAGAACATTATCTATAACAGTATTCAATTTGGTGAAAGAAATATCTTCGATGTTATTTCCGGAGCAAGCGATACTATTACTATTCGTTTCGCTGATGGTAATTTCGGTAATATCCCCACTGGCCTATTTAGAACATGGGTACGTGTAAGTGCGAATACTAATTTAGTAATTCGTCCGACTGATGCGCAAGGTCTTCAAATCACTATTCCTTACATCGGAAATGATCAACAGCAATATAACCTAACCGTTATTTTCAATCTGGAACAGACAATCGGTAATGCCGCTGAGTCTGAAACCAATGAACAGATTAAACTTCGTGCACCTGAAGTGTTCTCAACTCAGGAACGTATGGTTAACGGAAGTGACTATAATGTTCTTCCATTAATCTACGGAAATTCAATCGCAAAATTACAGGCAATTGATAGAACCTATAGTGGTATGAGTCGTTATATTGACTTGAATGATCCTACTGGTTTTCATCGTGACTTAATTATCTTCGGTGAGGACGGTGCCCTTTACAGAGATAATCAAAATATACTTTCCGAAGTTATTAAGAATTCATCTAATTCTGGAAATATCGAAACTATCTTAATTAACACGATTCAGGAAATGCTTCGCGATCCGAAGATGTCTGCATTCTTTTACGATTCATATCTACCACAGTTTGAATCTACAATTCGTGTAAATCCATCGGTGACACAACCAACAGGAAGATCACTTCTTGACTTAGTCCCAACTTCTACAGACCCTGTAACTTCACAGTTATTCTGGAAGACA